GCAGTAATCCGGCACAGGGATCATTGTCCCGGTGGTGGTGGTTGCCAGCAAAGGCCGTGGACATGGGAAGAATTCTTCCAGTTCCAACGGGTCATCACGCTCATCTAAAGATTGTGGATAACCCTTGGCAACCCAGCACACTTTCATGGTGCGCTTGTTCCAAATCTCGTAAACCTTGGCTTTTTTGTCGTAACCCTGTTTGGCAGTCTGGGGATTCTTGCCGTCCATGTCTGTGTTTTCGGAGGTCATCCCCACGTTTTTAAACACATCCCCAAAGCGCTCTGTGCCTTCTTCTTTGGTCATGTAGACCGCACGGGCCACCCACCAGACCTCATCCCAAGTACGGGCGGGGCTGTGGATAAAGTCGCACCAATAGACGTAATCAATAGGGCTGTGAGCCGCATCGATCTGTTCTATTTCCTCGGCATTGCTGATGGTTGCGCCTTCATCGGCCTCAACGTCACCCATGTACTCGGTAGGCTCTGGCCCGGTAATGATCGGCTCGTAGCGTATCCACGCCGTGCCCCGTCCAGGTAGCAATCGGTCTTGAACCGCGCCTTGCATGGCAGCGTCAAAGTCCCCAAATTGGGTAACCTCGTACTCCATGACGCGCTCAAGCATTGTTGAGGCCAAACGGCCCACGGGGTCTTGATCCATGTAGCGCCGGGAAACCTCGGGCTTGGCTTGTCTGCCATACAGCGCCGGAAACAGCACCTGAATGTTTGACCAAAGGATGTTGAACTTCATGCGCGGCATCTCTACCGCATCGCGCTCATCCCTATAGCGTTTGACTACCTTGTGACCGCGCTTTTCCCACTTATCGAAAATCTTGGTAGCTTTTTCGATCTGGTCATGCCAAAACGGGCCGGGGTCTTCCCCCTCGTATGCGTCTTCGTAGGAGGCCATCAGCTACCCGCTGCAAAGAAGAATGTCACATCTAAAGCCGTGCCAGCAATCGTGGCATACAGGCTAACACCCACGTTGGCGGGGAATCGGTGAAACCCAATCGCCGGGGTAATTGTGCCAGACATAACCTCACCGCCCGAACCGCCGTTACGTAGCACCAATGTGCCAGCGGTTGTGTTGTTGACGTAAAACCCGATCAATTGACAAGGACCGGGAGTGACCGCGCCCGTTGCTGTGATGTTTTTGTATCCACCTACTTCTGCTACTGGCTGGCTCATATTCTCTGCTCCTGTCTATATTCAGTCTCAAAGTCCCACAGTTCATCAAGTGTGATGGTTTGTAGGGTCTTGCCCTTGGGCGGTCTTTCGTCTTTAGCCTCGGCTTTATAGGCTACTGCAAGCATTCTAAAGGCATCTGCGGGGTGCGAACACCAGTCATGGCGGGGATTTTGTCGAAAAGCCTTCTTGTCTTCATCATATTCCCGCTGATATTGTCTTAGCGCCTCAAGCCCCTCATCACAGCTTGGGTCAAACCAGCACCAAGGTAGCACCATCCGCACCGCCTGGATGCCGTCTTGCACCCCAATCTCGGGGACGATTGCCAGCTTGCTCATGCCCAAATGCTCGGCTAACTGCTCGATGATTGACTTTCCACCGCTTGCCAAAGTCTTGGCCCGTGCGTCATGGGGCAACCAATGCCGAGTGTATATATACCCTTTGTCAATCACGGCTTGACAGATTTCCTCAATGCTTGCCCCGCTGACCGCATAGTAGTCCATAACCCTGATCTCGCCCCTAACCACTTGGTAGAACCAAATCGCGGTGTCATCTCGGTAACCCAAGTCCCAAGCGGTGTAAACCGGGCTTTCTGGCTCAAATGGCAACTCTTTGATGCGGCCCTCTTCATCCACTTGGCGCATCTCAAGCCCGTAGTACGCCCCCAAAATGGCGGCATCAAATGAGCATTCATACTCTTGATCGTACTGGTCTTGGCTCAATTGCTCTCGGGCGGCTCGCAGTTCTGTGTCTGGCAATAGCTTGGAGACTGAGGCCGGAAGTCTCAGCAAGAACCAATCTGGTGTAGCCTGACTGACCCTGTATATGTCATGGAATTGGTTTTTACCCTTGGGTGTGCCCCCAAACACCGCCCAGCCCAATCGGTCTGACAGCGTAGGCCGTATGACATTGCCCCAAACGCTAGGCTTGAAGTCGCCGTATTCGTCAAGGTAAACCCCGTTAAACCCCAGTCCCCGCATGGCATCGGCGTTATCTGACCCAAATAACATGATCTTTGCCCCGTTGACCAATTCCACCATTAGGTCGCTTTCATTGGTGGATTTGGTGATCGGCGCGGCGTAATACTTGATGTAATCCCATGCCACCCGCTTGGCCTGACTTCTAAACGGGGCTATGTAAGCATACTGGGCTTGTCGGTTGCCCTCGGTTATGGCTCGCTTGATCAGGTCGTTGATGGCGGCTACGGTCTTGCCAGCCCTACGGTGTGCAACCAAACAAGACCAGCGCTCGGTGCGCTCATGAAATGGCATGAATGCCGCCCTTGGGCTGTAGGGCAGTATTATTTCCCTGCTGCCCACTTGATCACCAAGTCCTTGCCGTCTGCGCCTGTAACCTCTTGCTTGACTGTCTCGGCCCATCGCATTTGTGTTTTAGTCCACCAAATAAGAGCCGTGGTATCTCCCGCGGTGGCTTTGCTAAACAGCGTCTTGGCAATCTGCCCGTTAGCTTTGGCCTTGCCCATGTCCAACTCATGGCGGTAATACTTTCGCAAAGTCTTGTCATCTATGCCTATAAGCACCGCTATTGATTCATGCGGCAAGCCCAACCCGCTACTGGATTCAACCAATCTACAGGTTTCGGCGGTTGGCTTATGAGTGATATTCATTTTATAGAGGGGAATTTGCTTAAGTCAGGGTTAATCATAACCAAAAAGAATGCAACTTGCACAATTTTCCTTTATACTTCAGTTAAGCCAGCTAAACATTAGGACGCAAATGCAAACCAAACTCAACCAAGTCAAGCAAGCCTTTGAATCAGGCGACTTTAACAAAGCCATTCGCATAGCTGCAAAATTCCATGATTTGGGTGACCAGCGCAATGCAATACTTGATGCGAACCTTGCAATAACTAACCCACGCTGGATGGTTGGGCTTGGCAAAGATATTAACCAATCTATTGATGCAGGCATACAGGCTTTAGCCCTCCGTTACAAGTTCTAATTCTGGCAAGTAAACTTCTACATTGCCGCAGGCTTGGGCAGCTTTTTTCCCATCGCCTTTAACAAATATTAATACATTTTGGTGCGTTTTGCCTAATTTGCGGCTTGCGCTAAATTGCTTGCCAGCCCTTATTGGCAAACTACCAACGGCAGTTATTAGAATAGCCTCGTTGTAATAGTTTAAACCAGCGTCTTGAAATGCTTGAATTGTATCGCCAACAAAGTTGTAATAGTTGCCTTTTTTGTCCCTTACCTCGCCAACAACAAAGCAGGCAAATCGGTCTTGCTTTAACAAAGCGCAGGTTTTTTTGATAATTTCAAAATAAGCCGCTTTAAATTCAGCGTACCCCAAAGTGCTTAAATCTTTAGGGTCTGTGCTGTAAACTTCTAAGTCAGCATAAGGGGGACAACTAAACAAAAAATCCGCTTGAACATCTTTGCAAGTGCTGTCTATGTTGCGGCTGTCTCCGCATATCCAAGCAGGCGGTGTTGCATCGTCTAGGCAAATGTCGCTGGCCTGTTGGCGGTTAGCATTAACTTGTTCTTGCCGCAGTTCGTGGCCAATGTATTGCCTGCCCAACTTAGAAGCAACTATGCCCCTAACGCTACCGCCTGCAAATGGGTCTAGCACCAAATGGCCTGGCGCAGAAAACCATGCGTAAGCCAATTCACACAATACTGGGTCAAATATGCTTGTGCCACTTACTTCCTCGCGGCCATATTTTTTGCCAATGCCTGTTTCTAAGCAAGTTGCCAAACCTTTAGCCATTTGATTTACCTATATTTTGCAAGCCAACTAACCTTTTGCCGCTTTTGTCATAGTTTGCAACCATTATTGAGCCGCCAGGCGCTGCGCCCCCATCTTCGCCCCTGCCTAATTCGCTTTTAATGCCCAAACCAAGCCAGAAACGCTTGCGATCTTGCCACCAGCCTTCACGGGCATTTAAAACGCTAAATGGGGGTATTAAAAAGCGAGCAGATAAGCTACCCGCCCCTGCGCCAATAACATTATCAATATCATCGCTATCTGGCATCAGCAGCGCATCAATTTCAGCTTGATCAAAGCCCAGCATTTCCAAGGCAAACCCGTCTGCCAGCAAGTCGTTCAACTCAATGGTCAGCATTTCATTGTCCCAACCAGCGTTTAGCGCCAGCCTGTTGTCGGCAATGATGTAGGCTTTCTTTTGGGTTTCTGTCAATTCCGACAATTCAATGGTGGGCACTTCTTTGTAGCCCAGCTTACGAGCGGCTAATAGCCTTCCATGCCCTGCAATAATGCCGTTTGTCCCGTCAACCAAGATTGGGTTAGTCCAGCCAAACTCTTTTATGCTTGCCGCAATTTGGGCCACTTGTTCGTCAGAGTGGGTGCGGCTGTTCTTTATGTATGGAATAAGGCTGTCAACCTTTTTTTGTACAATTTTCACTTTTTGGGCGGCGCTTTAGCTTGATCGGCCTTGTTGTATTCCTTGGCAACCTTCACAGGAATCCCTGCCATCTTTGCAAATTTGGGGTTATGCGCCGCTGCCGCCATGAATTTCTCTTGTTTCTTTGAGGTGCTAGGCATCTTGGGTATCCTTCATTTTGATTAGGCCGTTGATCATTCTGCCTTTGGTGCGTTTCCATTCTTCCGAATAATCGCAGTCTTCATAATACTCAAATTCTGGGATTCCCAGCGTGTAGTGGGCAATTTTGATTCTCAAATGGTCTTGCTCACCCACCAGCACGTTCCATTCTCTCGGTATTTCACCGATAAGTGAATCAGGCAACCAACCGAATCGGTGTAGGTCTGCCCCGCTGTTTTCCTCAATAAATTCAGGTGTCAGCACTTTGTTTCGGGGATGGGCGCAGTTCCAAAGTATCAAACTTGACCAGTTTTTGCGCGGATAGTCCCGATTTGCCGATTCCATTGGTGTGCCGATATATTTTCTCGGGTGCTTTGTCTGATAATCGTGTTTGACCACTTGGACCGCCTTGGTGGGGTCATACAGCTTGTCTAGTTCGGCAATGTCACCCAGCATCAGCATATCAGCGCCATCTAGGAATATGGCCCGTCCTTGAAACCCCATGAAGTAAGGAATCAGGAATCTTTGGTAGGTAAAGGCATTTGTCCCGTCCCTTTGCTTACCAAATAGGGGAGTTACCGCTATCCCATCGGTTGACCTTTCAATCAGGCTTTGGCAGAAAACGTGATAGCCAATGGCCTCTCGGGGGTCATATCCTGCAAATATCCTGATCATTTCAGCGTCAAGCGGAATAGGGTTGAGTCAATCAATTGGGCAATTTCATCAATGATGTTTTGCAATTGAGTGTCATCAGGCATAGCCTTACGATTGGTCTCCACGTACTTTGACAGGCTTTCAAAGTATTTCATTGGGTCTTTTGCATTGTGAAAATTCTCAGGAAAGTTTTTTATCTTTTTCCCGTAGCACCCCATATAAGCCTCGGCAAACTGGTCTACCAAGTCAATGATTGTGGTGTAGTAGTCCCCAGTCGCCAGATGCACCCCAAGGCTGTCTGTGCCAAGGTGCATAAAGTGGGCAACTGTGCCGGAATGCAGTAGCGTACTTACAAAATCCGCTACATCTTTGTCTTCAACTGCCATAACTACCCCTAAAAAAAAGGGGGGACACAGCCCCCCTAATGCTGGCAACTGCTACCAACACGGCTGGTGACTATTCCACAATAGTCACTAGGTGACTGGTGACAATTCCCAATCGTGTTGAAAGCTGGAGGAGGAATTACCAGAGATGGAGCAAACTTTTCAGCGGCAACCACATGAGCCATTCAGCTTTACGCCTACATTTTCGCATTTGGTAGCGGAATGTCAATAGGCCAAAGTCCAGCGCCAGTTAAGGCATGAATCGTTCCCATGTGCGCCCTTAGCCACATTTCCTGGCGTTCCTCGCGGCTTAAATCCTTGCCCTGGTCAATGGCGTAATGGCAAGCCAAACATAGCGCCGCCGTAAGATTATCGTCAGCTTTGACGCCCCGACCCTTCCCGCCGCCCCAGTTTGTGTGTGCGGCCTGGACCATATTCGCAGACCCACAGGCTTGGCAATCAAGGCTTGCCACTAGTTTCAGCAGCTTTTTTGACCTGACGTATTGGTGTTTTGCAAACAATTATTGTCTCCAATGTGGAAAACCTGTGCATATTTGCACACTCTAGCCGCCTTCTGCGTGTGTTGCCTGTGGATATTCTGGATTCTTTGACGATTGTCCATGTTCCGCATTCTGGACACTTCATTGGTGCGCCCTGTCTTGTAGTCGGTTGGTGGCCTCACGGGTGCGCCAAATCTCAATGTCAAGCCTTGCCGCTTCAATCTCCCAGCGTAGCGTTTCCTCTTGGGCTATTGCCGCCGCCAGCCCTTTCAGCAAGGTGTGATATTCGGGGTCTGCGTAGGCTTCACGCTCTTGGGCGTTTGCCGCCTCAAACCCCATAGTCAGGGCATCTTTCATCAACAGGGCTTTTTTAGCCTTGCGAAATTCATCAAGGTAAACCCGCTGGGCTTTGGCATTGCCATAGGCTTGGGCTTTGTCTCTTATGGCTTGCGCCGCTTCTTCTGGTTTCATTTTTTTAAGTGTGGCTTGACATCATATATTTACCGATAGCTGCATCTAGCGCATCATCAATGTGTTTTATTGGAAAAATTGCAGATAGCTTTTCAACATTCATAACGCAGTTTGACCTTGGCGCAATTGTTGCCGCATTAAATTCATTTTTTGTAAACCACTCTTTGTTTAATTTAAGTTTATTAGCAATTTGTTTTGTGGTAACTGAACCTGGGTTGCAAACGTTATAAATTCCGCTGGTTGGTTTGTTCAATGCAAAATGGACAGCAACCCTAGCCACATCAGTCACATCACTAAATGAATTTTCATAATCAATTAATTTTTGATATTTTGACAGTTTTGTAAGAATGTTTTTTTGTTGTGGCGTATTGCTAAACGGCATACGAATTCTTAATAAATACGATTTATTAAGGTAAGGAGTCATTAATTTTTGAAACAAAACTTTTGACCCGCTATAAAAAGACCCATTGCTAAAATCAAAATTAGGTGCGTCTTCTTCCGTCCATCCATTGTCTTTGTATCCTGTGTATACGCAACCACTTGTAATGTGAACAATAGGAATTGCAAGGTTTGTTTGCTCTAATTGCAATGGAAACAATACATTTCCATTAATGGTTTCTTGTTTGTATTTTTCACAAGCATCAACATTTGGAAAACCTGTGTACCCTGCGGCATTGATGATTGCTGTCGTATTAACATGGACAGTCTGTTTATGGGTTATCCATTCGTAATGAATATTTTTAAGCTCTAATTCTTTTTTAATGTAATTGCCAATGTAACCATGACCAATTAATGTAATCATTATTTATTACTCCAATGTTTCAATTTTTTTCATTTTAAAACACCAATCATCCTCAAAGCCCCGTCAGGGCCGTCAATCCTTGCCAGCGTACCTCCGCCCCAACTTTCAAAAAAGTCGGCTTGTAGGGCCGTTAAACGCTTTCTGGGGCCATTTTTGACCTCAACCAGAAAGGTATGCCCGTTGTACCCCACCAAAAGGTCAACTGGTAGGCCAATAACCCAGACATAAGCGCCAGCGGCTCGCAAAGCGCTAACAATCTGGTCTTGGTTGGCATCAACCCTGGCGGCGTATCGCATTCATGCGCTTTCGTAAGTCATCAGCGGCAACCTCGCCCCTGCGCCGTGCAATGTCCGCAATCGTTGCTTGCCACCAAGCAGTCGCCTTTTCTTTGCCCAAATCCTTGATTTTCTGGTTGTGCCTCTGTAACCATTCTTTCGCCTCGGTGTGCCTCATGGTCTCCAGTAAGCGCAAGCGCTCGGTTGATAACGAAACGGGAGTAATTCTCATTTCCATCCTTCAATTTGTCTAACAATTGGTGGGCCTCAAAATAAGTCATTTGCTACCCCGCAATTGCGCTAAACGTTCGCGGATATGTTCTGGCATGGGGGCGGCTTTTTTCCTGTCTTCTTCCAGTTTCACCAGCACAGGGTCGCGCTCTGGCTTGGCCTCGGGTATCTCAGCCCCATCCCATCTTTGCTGATTCAAATAGACCTTGGGGGCTGGAATATACGCCCCGTTGTCCCGTAACCATTGAGGGGTTGTTTTTATCCAATCAAGGTGTTTCAAAATGATGTTGACTTGGTAAAAGTAATAGTTCTCAGCCCATTTTTTCTTGCAAGCAGACTTTTCCCCTTTGCGGTCACATCTGGGGTAAGCCTCCCAAAATTCTTCAAAGCCTTGATCGGTGATTTTGGGTAACTGCGGCATTCCAAATAAGTCATCCATTTGATTTCTCCATAGTTCTGACAAGGGTGGATAGACCTGTGTCTTTCCTTCCCTCTCCAGGCTTTATATTGCTGTTAAACATAAAAGCCCCAAGTGCGCTGGACGGATTGATTCGCTTATGAATTGGGCCTTGTTTCCACCGTTGTACCCAATCCTTTAACAGTCGCTCAATCAACGCTGTTCGGCAAATCAGGGGGTGTGTCCTGCTGTCGGTGTTTCTTGACTTGTCACCCCATGCAGGGCCGGTAACGTAACGCGAGTCACTCGGTCTGCCAAATGCAAAAACCCCGCAAGATGCTCTGTGGTCTTGGCTCTTGGCGAGAGCAACAACAAGACGATTGAGGTCAATCAAAAGACTCGTCATGCTGTACGACAAGACCACACAGAAACCTGCGGGGTTTAAATTGACCTCAACGTCTCGATGCCACTCAAGACGCTTTGAATTATACACAGTTTTTTGTTAGTAGCAAGTGGTGTTGCAAGTACTGCCATAACAGCATGTTGTGCAAGTCACCATGCGCCCGTTCATTGTGTAGGTGCTGTAAGTGCAAGATGCCCAAACCATCGTGGTGCTAACGGCAATCCACAAAGCCAAAAGTGCTTTTTTCATGTTTTCTCCTTTTAAAACCAATCTGGACGCAATACCATCAATTGCCAAATTCTTGCCTGGGGCACGGATTTCCATTGGGAAACCGCCGATTGATGGATGCCCAAAATCTTGGCAAGCTCAGTCTGTGAGCCAGCCAATGCGATAAATTTGTCCTTGTTCATCCGCACATTGTACATAAGACCGCTAATACCCCCACAGTTGACTGGGATATATAAGTTGGCTTATGATTTGCCCATGCCCTGAACTTCTCGGGGTCTTTTAGGAGTAGCAAGATGGAATACGGCGTAATTACTGAAACCTACATGAACAGCGGAAAGCTAGATAACAAAGGCCGTGAGATTGGCTTTATTGTTGCCTTCCGCGACAACGGCACAGATTTTCGCGCTTATGTGCAAAACGCACGGCGTGAATTTGGCGTGTGGAAAGACTTTGGTACACAACAGCGTAGCAAGTCTTTTGCTGATCAACCATCGGCAACTTTGTGGGCTTATGCAACAGCCCGTGAACGCATTGCCAAACTGCAAAAAAATTAAATGTACACAGAAGATTATGAAGAATGGCGGTGGGGGCAAATCCTCACCCGCCAAACAGACTACAACCCCGACAACCAACCAGAGGATGAACAAGATGAAACACCCACGAACGATGAATGAAGCATTCCCTAAGACTGTGCAATATGGCGCTGCCATTGAAATCCACGTTGCTCAAACAAGCATTGGCGAAAGATGGATCAGGGCCATTGCTTTGCTTGGCTTGATTGTTGTTTTGCTAGATGTTTTGGTCTGGAGGCCATGAAATGAACGCAGACGAACTTATTGACAACATCAAATTCATTGCTGACCGCCAGTATGAAGGCGAACCCGCACAAAACCGCTTGGCATATCACGTTGGCCTGTTGGAATCCCATTTACGGGGCTACATTCAGACCGCCGAAATCGCCCAGGAATACATCAAAGAATTGCAAACTCAATTAACAGCAAAGGATTCAGAATAATGGAAACCCCAATTGGCCCAAAAATAGCCGCCGCATTTGTCAAAGCACAACGCCAGTTTGGGCCAGCTTTAAAGACCAGCACGAACCCGCATTTTCGTAGCAAGTATGCTGACCTCTCCAACTGCATTGAGGCCGTTATCGGGGCTTTAAACGACAACGGCATAGGCTTGATGCAACGCACCTATGACTGTCCAAATGGCGTGATGGTTGAGACAATTTTTGTCCATGAATCTGGGGAAGTTATGGAGTGCGGTTTGCTTAATGTGCCAGCCGCCAAACAAGACCCCCAAGGCTATGGCTCGGCGCTGACTTATGCAAGACGTTACAGCTTGCTTGCCGCCACAGGTCTTGCACCCGAAGATG